ACCTGTGTCTTGAGATCATAAAGACAGAGGACAAGCATCAGAAGTATATGATAGCACGCTATGGGAGTTGCTTCTTCTTTTAAAAACGGATTCGTTTGGGTCAAGCAGTTAGACATTCCCCCCTCTAGTAAACAACAATGCCTTGCCCTGTATGTAAGAAACCTATTGGCGAAGATCACCGTTGGTGTGTCTTCGAACTCCTTAAGACGAACAAGATTCAAGATGTGTCTCAATGGGAAGAAATGAGCAGACCCAAGACCATCATCAAAGGGAAAATCAAGGTGCGACTCCCTAAAGAGTGAGCGTCACTTGGATCGGAGGCACGTTTTTTCTCCAAAGTTCACCCAACGTCAAGGTGCGATTGCGTTCAAAATACATGCGTGCAATCGCATTAAACAGGTGGACATACAATGTCACTACAAAAATCGCAATGACCCATGGATTCATTGTTCTAATTGGATATGCTGTGTTCGGGGAAGTCTACGCGTAAGAAGCTCCTTGGTCACTACACTTCCTGCATCGGGCTCTTCTCCTGGTTCAGGCAATCCTTCAATGGTTCGAAGCACTTCCGCCATCCTCTGCGGCTGGTCGGCCAGTAACAGCGCAACTTGTGTTCGAACCACTTGCTTATTGGGTCGTTTGCGAACCGTTCGTTGCTGTCGTCCGATGGTTCCACCACCTCCCTCAATGACAAAATTGTCCAGATTATTGCCTCGCATGAAGGCTAGAATCTGACCTGCTTGTTGGTTTTTCCGTTCACGAAGTCCCTTGATTTGTTGTTGAAGTACACGGATTTCGTCGTCGGTTGCAATCCACTGGCGTAAGACTTCACGAACTTCGTCAGACATTTACCTTTATTGTTGGAGAGTATGAAAGTTAGAACTTCCAACGCTTGTCACACTCTAAACAGGTGACAAAGGTCGTCATCGGCTCATCTGCCGAGCGCGTCTGCTGTTGGTAGTAGTCGCAGTTTGTCTTTCGTTTGCATCCCGAGCAATACATCTGAATGTTTGCAGTGGTCTTGCGACTGTATAATGCTTTGTCCTTCTCGGCCACCTCTTTGAGTCGTTCCATCCAGCGTTCTGGATGTCGGTCCACTTCCGAAGTATGGACGAACTCTTCAGGCGTCATCGTCTCTGCAAGACTACGCGACTGATACAAGTTCATCGCACGAGACCGATACAGTTCTTTGAAGGCAGACGTTTCCCAATCAATGTCGACCAACCATCGTTGTGCATCTTGAATACACTTGTTGAGAAGTGCAGTCTCAATCTCTTCTGAATTGAATCGAGTCTTGACGAGTTCACGCAATGGATGTGGAACAAACACATTTGCACTGCGAATCATCTGTGCCGTCATTTCAGGTGGAGCTGTTTCTTCCTCTTCTTCCTCCTCCTCTTCATCCTCTTCCTCCTCGTCTTCCTCATCGTTCTCCGGTGTTTCCTCTTCATCTCCAAAGGTACAGGATGCATAATATTCATCATATTCAGTGGAGGGTAAGTCTACATAGGCAGTCGCAGGCTTGTCGTATTCATCTGTATCCGTGGTGCTCGATTTGAGGATGACAATGACTCCCTGGAATGCGTCTTCGTGAAAGGGAGTTGGAAGCATGTGTTGATTGGTGTTTTCATCGTCATCTTCAGTTGGAGTCGCAAAGACCGAAAACGATTCTTCTTCATGAACTAACTTGCCTTGAAATTGAAGTCCGGGTTGCTTGTATTTCTTACGCAGCCATTCCAATACATCTGCAGTTCGTGCTGGGATCGTTACTTCACCGAGTGTACCTGAAACTGCAATTGAAGTTGCTACAACCATTGTACTGTCATAGGTCCAGTCTGAAAACCATCCATTTTTCAAAACGGATTTGGACTTCTGTAAGGGTAGAATGTATCCCTCCTTACAGAATGCCTTCCTTTATGCCCCAGTACAAACAAAAACCCCGTTCCACTCCTGCCCCAGTAGCTGCTCCAGCAGTCTCGGACGAACTCAAAGCCCGAATCGAAGAATCCAAACGAATCCAGCAAATCGTTGCTCCTCAAGTTCAACCACTCCAAGATGATGTTGGTTGGACTGAAGTTCGACGAACCAAACGCAAGTTCAAGCGTGAACTAACCGTTGAAGAAATGGACGCTCGTGAACGTCAACGAGAGACCAAACAAGACGATGGCGAGTTTAATACCCAGCTCTTCGAGTCGAACCGTCATGACCACGACCGCGTTTAGGCTTACCTCCTCGATACTTTGCATTCTTCATGTAACTTGTATCAGCGTAAACCTTTTTGGGTTGCATATATCTAGGTCCTTGGTTTAGGTTGGGCATTGCATGGTTTACACTTGATTTGGATGCAGTCGACTTTGCACTGGATGGTTTCGTCATCTCAATTGGAACTAATTTTTTAGTATTGATGTTTCGTGCAGGTTTGGTTGGTTCGGGTGCAGCTGGAGCCTTTTCACTTTTGGGAGTTGGAACCGCGACTGTAGAAGGTTTAGGTTGTGGAAGAGCGGGTGGAGCCACTACACGAGCCTCCTTTTCTGCTTTCTTCTTGGCTTCAGCGGCTGCTTCATCTGATTTGCGTTTAGCTTCAGCGGCTGCTTCATCTTCTGCCTTCTTTCTAGCTCTTTCCTCTTCCGCTGCTTTCTTCTTGGCTTCATCTTCTGCCTTCTTTCTAGCGGCTTCTTCATCCGCTGCTTCCTTGTCTGCCTTCTTTTTGGCTTCATCTTCTGCCTTCTTTCTAGCGGCTTCTTCAGCTGCCGCTTCTTCATCGGCCTTCTTTTTGGCGGCTGCTTCGTCTTCTGCCTTCTTTCTAGCTTCAGCTGCGGCTTGTCGTCGTTTTTGACTCTTCAATGCTTCCTCTTCAAGTTGTTGTTTAACTCTTGCTTTAGCCTCGTCCTTGGTTGAGGTCACAGGTGCAGCTACGGCATCTTGAAGCGCGACTACAGGTGCAGCTACTGCTTTCTGTACTGCGGCTACGGGTTGAACGACTGCATTTTGAAGTGCGGCCAATGGATTCTGAACGGAAGATACTCTGTTGTTCAATGCTGCAAGTGGATTTTGCATCATAGTAGTCAATCCCTTCATATCCCCTGCCTTTTGCTTCAAACTCTTAAACACCACTGCCGTAATCTTACCGAGTCCTGTGGATACATTCGACAGTTCCACATCGTATAGTCTTAATACAGCGGCAAGTGCAAGGTAAGCACCCACACCCATTGCGACAAAGATTAATATTTTGAAGATCCATTCAAAAATCTGTTGGGTTGTGAATCCTTTGGGTTCTGAAGTCTGTGCCCATGCCGTCCATGCATCACAGAACTCTTCCTTCACACCATTCATGTCTGCAAAGCTTTCACGTGTACACTCCGGATTGGGAGGACCTTGTTTATGGACGATGCCACGTTGAAGAGGATTGCTGCTGTATAAGACCGCATGAATGGCATCCGAAGTAGGGGTGACGGGAAGTGATTGTGTAATACTGGACAAACTACTGGATGAAATGGCTACAGGTGTATCCAGCATAATGTATCGAGGTGAAGGTTTGCCGGATTCTTTCCATGAATAGGTGATGGTATTGTTGCCGTCTTCTCGTACTCGTTCAAGTGCAGGCATGCCCTTCCATTCATAATACCCATTCTGAACTTCAAACGATCCACCGGCTGTAACCATCGCAGAAAACACTTTGGTCAATGACCAGTTTGTACCGGTTGCAATGTTTCGAGTCATGTATTGTCCTGTGGCTTCTGGAGCGGTGACTGCATTAATCTGGGGTAGAACCCTATCAAAGAACTCGATGGATGGATCCGCTGTGTTCTTTGCAACCAGAGGAACCAAGATAATGTATCCACTTCCATCGTCAAAACTAGGGTCGTTCAATGAAAACACTGCGTCGGGTTGGACACCTTCAATCCGTAACGGACATGGGTGGTAGACCGACATCGTTTTGACCGTAATCTCTTGACCCATGAACGTAAGTTTGAACGGAATACTGGGTGTGAGTCTGGCTTTGGTATCCGAGGAGAACCCACCCGATGACAGTTTCTGAATTCGAACACTCTGTAATTTATTGCTATCGAACTGTTCAGGCTTCTTCACTTTCTGTAACTCTTCTTGCGAGAGAATCACTTGTTCACAGTATCCGTTGTTGAGATTGCGTAAATACCGTCCTGCTTGAAGGTTCCCTAAAAAGTCCTGTAAGGACATCTGCTTATCGTTCACACGTTTCCAATCGGTTGTGTACCGTTTACATTGAACATCGGTGACTTCACCGAATTCGCGTGAGAGTTTCACACTTGAACTCGAAATCCCCGATTTAATCTGAAGTGAACACCCATTACACTCGTTCGATAACGACCGCGTAAGTCCATCTAAACGCGGTGTATCAGGTCTATCTGCGTATACAATTGACGATTGTCCTGAACCTGCTGGAGGCTCTTGCTCTACTACTGTCGGAGGAGGAGGAGCCGGTCTTGAACCACCACCACCCATTGTTGTTCATAGACAATAAAACAAGTCTCTTGGAATAAACAATGAGTACGAATCTTGGTCCAGGTGGGACTAAACCTATGTATCCAGATACTCCTTGGTGGAGCAATCTCGTAACTGCAATTGTAACTGCCGTAGTCTGTACTCTTGGAACTGCGTATGCATTGGGCGGTCTTAAAGGAACTGGAAGTACTGGAATTCCACCTGCAGCAGCCCTTGCAGTGGATACGATCACCTATATTCCCCATATTCTCTTATTGTTTGGAGTCTTGGCGGACATGTTTACGTACCAAGGTGTATGGTCGATTCCCAGTTTGGTCGGACTGTTGTCGATCTTTTTCAACTACTTGATGCAGTATTTCTGGAAGGGTCTTCGTGAACTCTTCAACTCTGCAGAGAATGTAGCCAAAGTTGGAGCCACTGCAGCCGTGGCGGCTACAGCCCCTGTAGCGAGTAATCCTACGACGCCTGCGGTTGGTGGCAAAAAGGGAGGTGCAATTATCCCTCCTGCGTTCTTCAAGAACTACGATGGCTGTTCCGTCCAAGGCTTTTCAGGTTGGAGTACCGAATTTGCCCCACAGACATTGGTTGTGACTGCGACAGTCTTTTGCTATTACATCTTTGACTTGATACGTAACCGCGGATGGTTGAACTCGGCTGCATCCATCGTGATGTTTGGAGTCTTTTATGCGATGCAAGTCGGTGTTCTGGTCATGTCGGGCGGATGTGGAAGCCCAAATTCAGAATACACGAGCACACAACAAGCAGTGATGGCATTGTTTGAAGGTCTTGTGTTCGGCGGGTCTGCATACGGTATCGTCCAGACGTACTACCCAACTCGTCTACCTTCCTCCACGATTTCTCCATTCCCGACTCGCAGTAAAGCCGACTTGACCATGGGTCCGGATGGGAAAATGTATGATGCCGATGGGAATCCATACGTTATCCTCCCGAACGGGCAGGCTGTTCCAGACTTATCCACTGCAAACTCTCGTAAAGCCTTTGCAGAACTTGCAGGCAAAAACCTAGGTACTGGAATGCCGGCTAAGCCTGCGTGCCCGAGTTAATTGCCTTACGAATCAATTGATAGATCACTCCAATTTGAGTACCTGAATAGCGTCCGACTTCTGTATTTCCCTTGAACGCAATAAACGTAGGAACTACAGAGACTTGGAATCGACTGGATAACCCTTTGCGGTCCTCCTTCGTATTCACTGAAATCCAATCAATTTTACCCTCAAACTCTTCCTTGACGTCTTCAAGTGCGGGTTTGATGGTCATACAGGGTCCGCAGGTAGGTGACCAAAAGTGGAGAACATGTACATCGGTCATTCTATCTTGTTTATTATGGTATGACTTATTTGTAAACTCATTCGTTCAGCGCGAATCATCGGTGTCTTTTGAATGGTTTGTTTGGTAAGGTTTACATCACGCACCTTACAAAGTTCCGCAAGTGCTTTCATCAGGTGTTTGTCCACGACGGCTGCATCCAGTGTGTTCAAGTGAGTTCGCATCCATTGAATCAACGCAGTTTGTGAGACAGGAGGACCCATCAGTTGTAACGGACAACCTTCAAACAAGACATCCTCTGCAGGTTTGGAGACTTCACGCACGGAGTCGTCAATTGTGGCTCGGGCCATTCGGTCGACTGCATCATTCTGCTTGGATAAGTCATCTTCACCTCCTGTGTGTGCTCTGACATGAACGAATCGATAACTCTTGAACTTTGCAAGTCTCTTTGCAGTGTCTTCAATCAAGTCGCGGTGTAACACATCTCCACCTGCAGACGTCTTCCAGCCTCGTGAGACCCAACCCGGCATCCATTTGGTGAGGCAGTTAATCGAGTATTCCGAGTCGGTGTAGATGACGATGTTTTCATCGTGGAATCCATTCTCTTCCAAAATCATCGCTGCCTTGTGAATCGCGGACATCTCTGCTCGTTGATTGGTTTGTGGTTCATTGGCTGGGAGTCGTTCGGACATGGAGAATCGCAAGTGGTCTGGAAACCAAACCGCATAGCCTGCTTTCGCTCCAGGTCGTCCATTCAACGAACACGCTCCATCTGTGAATACACGCATAGTGTCTATTCTCTAGACCTTAAACGATTCGTTTCGTATTCCCGCGGGTTGTCCCACAATGCCGTATCCAAAGGAGGACCTATTCGTTTGGGGATGTGCTGATATCGTGGAAGAACCTTGACGATACACCGACTCAAAATCGCAGCTTGAAGTGTCGGTTCTTCAATGTGGAACCACACTCGACATCGGAAGCTACGCTGTTCCAACGAACGACGTAACATCTGCTGACAGGCTAAACTCAAAAAGTGTGCGTGCCACACCATCAAGATTCGCACACGAACTCCTACACGACTCGGAACAAAGGTAATCCATTGATTGAACCACTTTGCAAAGTCTTCCATCGAATTCATGTGGGCTGCATCCACTTCTTCAAAGTCTGCTTCATGTTGATGTGCAGCAGTGTAGGTTTTCCAAAGTGTGAGTGTCTCTCGGTCATTGAGGGGTTCGTATAAAACCCTATGAGGTGGTGGGAAGTCCATACGATTCTAAAGGAGTCTTTGTGAAACCCTGTTCGCATTAGTTTTGATTAAATGACACTCTTTACAGAGCATCTGGAGATTATGAAGCTTATCTGCACCGCGATGTCGTCGCTCAATAATATGGTCACAACATTCGAGACGATAACTTATACATGGTCTACTGATTCGACCACGTACAGTTGTTAGTCCAGGACACTTTCCGAGTTGTTCTTGAACTAACATACGTCTAATATGTTGGTCTTTGGATAGTTTTCGTATTTTGAACTTCTTAGCGAGACGTGGTGCATGATATGCATATAGTTTACGTTCTATAGTGAATCTGGTCAACCTATCTACGTTTGGTCTAGTATATATGTGAGTCATTCTGAAAGAAGGGGGGAGGACTACCTACCTGCCAAAAAATGAATCCATTTTGATTAGAACGCATCGACCCATGCATAGCGGTCCTGCATTGGGATGTTGAGTTCAGTGAAGACTCTCCATGCATGGTCGACCTTCGCTTCGGGAGAGATGTCTAGTGCATCGATAGCCGCCATTCGTTGCTGGAGTCGTTCACCGACCGACACTTCTTGGTGTGCGTCTTGGTCAAATCCAACCAGAACACTTGCGAGACGCGAGATGTGTCCTTCGCAACACAGACCCACAGCATCCTTACATTCTTCCCACAGTCGTTCGATGAGTTCAGTCTTGTGTTCGTGTAGCTTGATGCGTGCCCACACTGCGTCAAGCGTGCGTTTGTAGAAGTAGTCGTCCGTCTTGCGGCATTCGGACACTTTGTACCAGCCCGCCATGTCGCGAATCACTGCGGATTTTCCACTCTTCATTTCCCATGCGTTGATGATTTCGCACAGGGTGTCTTGTCCCTCTGGAATAGGCACTGCTTCCAAGGGTTCCAAGATGGATTTCGTCTGGTTGACGATGGCAGTTGTGTGGACGTTCTGCTTGTCCATCGAGAGTCCATGTAGTTCGGTGCGAGGCTTCACAGGAGGTGGAGGTCGCATCTGGAGATAGACTCCCCAGCGGAACAACATTATGTCTCGGAGTTCGAACTTGAGTGGAGTACTCAACCACTCATTTCGTTCGATTAGGTCGAACCATTCATCAAAGGTTGTCGGTGGATGTTCACCCCAGAGTTGGGCAACCAGAGCTTCGATAAGTTCTCGCATTCGTTGGTCTCGTTCACGCCGTGTGGCGTGGTAGCGGTGGAGGTCACAGAGTGTTTCATCGTGTAGGCAGTCTCGTGTGCATCGTTGTCCGTTCGTCATGACTTGTGAGCATCGGGTCGTGGGTGGCGGGACAACTTCTTTACGAGCATGTCGTTTGCAGGTCGTGTGACCTTCGCGTGCTTTGCATTTACAGGCTGAACCTGCTGAAGTGAGCGCTTGACAACGCTCCATTCTATAGTCAAGGGGGGGAGGTCTATTGTTCTGACCAAAACAAATCCGTTTTTAGAAGTAAATGAACGTGTTCCTTGAAGCTCTTATCGTCGGTCTCTTCTTCTTGCCTGTGTATTGGATTACCGAGAAGGCTGGCTACTCCAAATGGATTACTCTCTTCCTTTCAGGCGTCTTGTTCCATTTGCTTGCAGAAGTCACTGGTATTAACCGTGCCTATGTCGTCAGCAAGACTGGATAAACTCTTCAAAACGGATTTATGAGTGTCAGGAAGAAGGATACTCCCCCCTTTCTATAGAACAGAATGTTAACCAACGAACAACTTGATGAACTACATGCGACCATTAGTGCGCACTACACCAAATCCTATGATGAACTTGAAACCGTTACCGGAGGAGGAGAACTCCGGTCTGCACGCGGAAACTCAACCGAAGAGATTGTCGACATCGTTTGTCGCTACTTGCGTGAGACCCTTGGTCTCAACCTCGAATCCCGTGTAGGAACAGATGACGAACAAACTATCACCGTGCGTGACTGTACGAAGAAGCACCAAGTCGACAGGCACGTCTACTTCAACGGACGACTTGTTCTGATCGTTGAGGTCAAAGCCTACCTGGATGCGTGTTACTACACTCGTGCCTGCAATGACTTCAAAGTCATGCGAATAGCACATCCCGATGTAAAAACAGTACTCCTCTCTCTCGAGAACGGTGTCGCAGATGACGCAATCGTCTTCACCGACGCGGTCTTCGGAGATGTCTGTGACAAGATAGTCTACTTGTGCAGTGGAAAACGAAGTAGCAGCAAGCCTATGTATCTCTCTAAATTCAGGAAGCCTATCGAGAAAGAAAGGCTAAAATCCTTCATTGAGATGGTTTACAATTCCGCGTGCTGATCTCGAAGTAGTCCTTATCCAACTCTATTCCGATAAACGATCTGTTTGTGTTACGACATGCAACACCTGTCGACCCTGACCCCATACAGCAATCCAGAACGACGTCTTGCTCATTTGTATACGTCTTGATGAGCCATTCGAGAAGACTGACTGGTTTTTGCGTAGGGTGTTCAGGTCTTTCAACCCTAGGAAACTTCAGAACCGTTGTTGGAAGACGGGTTCCTTGGTTTTTGTTATGGTTCTTTCCGTGAGACCCGTAATTGGTTTGTCTGTCTACTGCCTCTTGTGTATTCCATCGCTCATAAGGTTCACCTACAGTTGTTTGAGGGTTGTATACAGGCTGTTTCTTGTAAAACACATGAATGTCTTCATGTATCTTCATCGGTTTGCGTTTAGCATTCAAGAAATCGCTGAACTTATTCTTCTCCCAAATCAAGCTGTATCTGAAGTTCTTGAGGTTACTTGCAATCAACATTGCACCAAATGGGTTGTTTCCGAACAATACGATCGCACCATTAGGCTTAATGATACGATGGAACTCGTTCCACATTGTTTCAAACGGAATCACAACGTCCCATTTGTTCTTGGTCATTCCATATGGAAGGTCAACCAGTATCATATGAACACTTGCAGAAGGAATCTCCTTCATGTGTTCGATACAATCTCCATGAATGAGAGTGAGGGTTGACATAGATACGTTGTATATCTTGTTATAACCCCTTTCCGTTTTTCCATCCCAAACAACCTTCAAAGGCAACTCACAAAACCAGACTGAAAACACGACAACAACACTCCGCAAAACTCGTCCAAGCCCGACCCGGTCCGAGTCCTGGGGACTTTGCGCAAACACTTTGAAATTCAGCCAGGATTTGTGAGTTG